AAGGACACCACCAACCAGTACCTGTGGCAGCCGTCGATCCAGGCCGGTGCGCCCGACACGCTGTTGGGGAAGCCGGTCCACACCGACCCGAACGTGGCCGCTGTGGCGACCTCGGCGAAATCGGTGGCGTTCGGCGACTTCTCGGCGTATTTCGTGCGCCAGGTCAATGGCATTCGCTTCGAGCGGTCCGATGACTACGCCTTCAACACCGATCTGGTGACCTTCCGCGCCCTGCTGCGTGGTGACGGTCTGACCGTCGACCAGACCGGTGCAATCAAGGTGTTCGCGGGCGCTGCTTCCTAGCGCTAAGAACCTTGCGGGCAGCGGGTGACTGCCCATATCCCCGCTGCTCGCAAGGCCCCTTGTTTTCAACTCTCTCCGTGGAGGTTTCTGTGAAGGTCCAGATGAAGTCGCGCATCTCCGGCACTCGGGACGGCCAGGATTGGCCCGAGATTGGGGAGGTCGTCGACCTGCCTGACACCGAAGCTGTGGACTTGCTCAACGCTGGGCTGGCTCAGGTGCCTGGCGAGGACGAGGGCGCACCTGTCACTCGGCCTGCTCCGAAGGCCACCAAGCGCGCCCCGAAAGCCAAGGCGTAGCCGGTGTCCGTGCTTGACCTTGAGACCTTCAAAGCCCACGTAGGCTTGTCGGGCTCGGAACAGGACGCCGCAGCGCAGCGCATCCTCGATGCTGCCGAGGCTGCGGTGGCTAGGGTCATCGACTCGCCACTCAGGGTCGGCACCTACACCTGTACCGCGACCTCTGCTGGGTCGGTAGTCCTGCCGCACGTGAACGTCTCTGCGGTCACGTCGCCTGCCGGAGTGACCGTGAATCCCGCGACGAGCATCGCCAAAGGTTCGTTTAGTGCGGGTGACGTGCTCACCTATACCGCTGGATTCGACGCGCTGCCTGCTGACTTGGAGTTGGCGGTGTTGGAGTTGGCGCGGCACATGTGGGCGTCAACCATTCGCAAGGGAGGCAACCGCGCCGTGGAGTCGGCTGCCGCGCTGGGTGGCTATCTACTGCCTATTGCAGTGGAGTCCTTGCTGGCCCCACATCGGTCGCTGGGGTTCGCGTGATTCCTTCGGTCATTCCTGCGGTCACTGACGCCTTAGTGGGCTTGTCTGAGGCTGCGGTGGAGCCGCTGGGGTTCGTCGTATTCGACGGTGTCGGGCTCGGTGAAGATCCCTCCGATTTCGTGGTGGTCGGCATCCCTGACCCCACCTCCTCGAACCTGTCGACGGCGGCGACGGTGGAGCAGGATTGGGCGACGCTGGGGGATCTCTCCCGCGACGAGTCCGGCTCTCTGGACTGCATCGCCTACGCCGTGGACGGCGATAGTGACCAGAAGGCAGCGCGTGACCGCGTTTTCGCTGCGGTGGCCGCGATTGGTGCGGCTGTCTTGTCTGACCTGACCCTCGGTGGCGTGCCGGGGCTGCTGTGGTCCGGGGTCCGGATCACCCATTACGACCAATCTCAGTCCGACTTCGGCGCTGAGGCCCAAATCAGTTTCCAGCTCGGTTTCCGGGCACGCATCTAGGAGGCCCTGGTGGCAAAGATCCGCAACGTTTCCGGCGAGGACCGTTTCGTCCCCTCGCTGTCGCGCCTGGTGATGGATGGCCAGGTGATCGAGGTGGACCCCGATCACGTTTATGCCTTCACTCAGTCGGCCATTTGGGAGGCGGTCGACAAGGAAGCGAAGGCTGCCGAGCTAAAGGCCGAGGCCGACTATCAGGCTGCTCTTGCTGCCGCGAATCCGGAGCTTGTGACTGAGCCGGACGACGATCCGGACGACTCCACCAACGACGAGTCCCAGGAGGGCTGATTAGATGGCTATTGCTTCGGGGCTTGCCGCCCAGATTGGCGTTGCTGCCGAATCCACGTATGGGACCTACGTGGCTCCGACTCGGTTCCTGGAATACAACAAGGCTGACCTGAAGAAGAAGAAGAACGTTGTCCAGGGCGGCGGGCTCGCGGCTGGGCAGATTGCTCAGCTGGGGTCGCGCCGCGTGGTCACCTCTGTGTCCGTCGAGGGTGGCTTTGAGCTTGAGGTCGCCAACAAGGGCATGGGGCTGCTGCTGGCCCACCTGCTGGGGTCCTCAGCTACTCCGGTCCAGCAGGGCGCGACGGCTGCCTACCTCCAGGCTCACACAGTGGGCGACAACATCGGCAAGTCGCTGACCATCCAGCATGGCGTACCTGACTTGACTGGGACCGTGCGCCCATTCACCTTCAAGGGCTGCAAGCTCTCGGGTGCTGAGCTCTCCTGCAAGGTGGACGAGCTGCTCACCATGTCGCTCGACGTCGATGGGCGGCAGGCATCAGAGGTTGAGACGCTGGTAGCGGCATCACTGGCGACCGGGGTCGCCCCGTTCCACTGGGCACAGATGTCGGTCAAGCTCGGCGCGTTCGGCGCTGAGGCTGCGGTGTCCGGGGTCAAGGGCTTCTCGGTGAAGTTCGACCGAGGCATGGCCTCAGAGCGCTTCTACGCGGGCGCGGGTGGGCTCAAGGCTGAGCCAGTGATGAACGACTGGCTGAAGGTGTCCGGTTCGCTCGATGTCGACCTGGTCGACAAGGCCGACTTCGCTGACCGGTTCGCCGCCGACTCGGCCACGTCGCTGGTGATTGAGTTTGTGGGTCCGCTAATCGCTTCGACGTACTACCAGACTTTCCGGATCAAGGTTCCAATGGTGTTCTTCGACGGTGACACCCCGACCGTCGATGGCCCCGATGTCACGAGCGGCGGTTACTCGTTCGTCGCGCAACTCGACGGCACGAATCCGCTGGTGTCGATTGACTACATCTCGACTGACACCACGCTGTGACCGAAATCAGCATCCGGGGTGCGGAGGACCTCGAGAGGCTGGCGAAGCAGCTCAAGGAGGCGGGCCGCAACGACCTCCGCAAGGAGCTGCTGGCCGGCATCCGTGCCTCAGTCAAGCCGATCATCTCTGACATCCGTGACCGGATTCGGGAGCGGCTCCCGTCTAGTGGCGGGCTCGCTGACCGAGTGGCGACAGCGACCATCAGTGCCCGCACGCGCCTGACTGGCAAGTCGGCTGGGGTGAGCCTGATCGGGAAGCGTGGCAAGTCGATGCTGTCGCGACTCAACGAGGGCATTTTGAGGCACCCGCTGTATGGCAACCGGTCCCACTGGTACACGCAGGCGGTGGAGCCGGGGTGGTTCGACAAGGCCATCATCGAGGACTTGGACCTGCTACAGAAGAACATCATCGACGCAATGGAGAGGGTGGCCGAGAAGGTCGCCCAGGGGGTCTGAAAATGCGCTACGTCTATACGCCAGAGGGTGCCGAGCCGCAAAGCTGGGAGTACGACGCCTCGCGGTTGTTGTCGCCTGAGGCTGAGGCGATTGAGCGGCATACCGGCTGGACGTTCGAGGAGTGGCAGGCCCAGCTCGGTCGCGGGTCGATGCTCGCCCATCATGGTCTGTTGTTCGTGCTGTTGAAGCGGTCGAGGCCCACACTCAAGTGGGACGAGGTCGTCTTTTCGTACGCCGAGGTGGACTTCGAGCTGGACGAGGACGAGACCCGCGAGGCTATCGCTGCGTTGGAGGCTGAACCCGAGTTGTCCGAGCGTGAGCAGGCTGCTTTGGACCTGCTGCGGGGGACGCTTGATGAGGCCCCAAAAGCGTCGGACGAAGCCCTCGAGCTGAGCGACGAGAACGCTATCTCGGGCTCCTAGCTCACCTGCTGAACATTCGTCCTTGGGAGTGCGACCTGCTGACGGTCGCTCAAGAGAACGCCCTGTTGGCGTGGATTGACCAATACCAGCGTGACGCCGCGAAGGCGGCACGTGACAGCTAGACACAACAGGCGAGGCGGTGGTCACGGTGGCTGACGCCAAGGTCAAGTTTGACATCCTCGCCAAAGACCAAGCCTCCGACAAGTTCAACAAGGTCGGGAAGGCGGCGGACCAGCAGCGCGGCAAGATGCAGTTGCTCGGCAAGGCTGGGAAGCTCGCCGCGATGGGGCTGGCGGCTGGCCTGGTGGTCGCTGCTGGCGCTGCGGTGAAGTTCGTCCAGGCCGCGATTGAGGACGAGGCGTCTGCCAAGCGGATGGCGACTCAATTCCGCAACTCTGCCGGTGCGACGAAGTCGCAGATTGCCGCGACTGAACAGTGGATTAGTGCTCAGGGTCGCGCCAAGGGCGTGGCTGACGACGACTTGCGGCCCGCATTGAGCAACCTGGTCCGGGCGACCGGTGATGTGGGGAAGGCGCAGAAGCTCGCCGGTCTGGCGATGGACATCAGTGCGGGCACGGGCAAGGACCTCGGCGCGGTATCGACGGCGCTGGCGAAGGCCCAGAACGGCAACGTGGGTGCCTTGTCGCGGCTTGGTGTCAAGACCAAGGACGCCGAAGGCAAGACGATGAGCTTCAAGAAGGTCGTCGGCCAGTTGGGCGACACCTTCAAGGGTGCGGCGTCCAAGCACGCCGACACGACGGCGGGTCGGTTCGCTCGGTTGAAGCTGATCGGGTCCGAACTGGGCGAGTCGATTGGCGCGAAGCTGCTGCCACCGATTACCGAGTTTGCTGGGTTCCTGCTCAACCGAGTGGGGCCTGCGTTGTCGAAGGCTGGCGGCTGGATCAAGACCAACCTCGTGCCGCCACTGGTGGCGGTCGGTGGGTTCATCAAATCCAAGGTGCTGCCCGCGTTCGCTCAGCTCAATGGCGGAGTCAGCAAAGTGACCGGCCCGTTGGCTGCGTTCGCTGGCTGGATCAAGGGCAAGGTTGTGCCCGCCATTCAAGAGGTGGCGTCCTATATCGGGCAGCGCGCCAAGCCGGTGATTGCGGCGTTCGGTGACGTGTGGCGGACCAAGATCCAACCCGCACTGTCTGCTGCTGCCGCGAAGTTCCGGGCCGTGCAGCCCGCTATCTCGGCAGTCGGCTCCTTCCTGATCTCGCTCGGCAAGGCCGTCTTCAAGGTCGCCGCGTGGATTCTGTCGAAACTGCTGCCGCCGCTGGGTCGGTTGGCGGGCTGGATTCTGTCGAAGGTTATTCCGGCTGTCGCCTGGCTGGTGACGGGCCTGATCCGTGTCGTGGGCGCCATCGCCAAGTTCGGGTCGGCACTGATTCGCGGCATCGGGTACGCGATCAAGTTCGCGTCGTCCATCAAGACGAAGATCGGCAACGCGTTGGACTTCATCAAGCAGCTCCCTGGCAAGGTCAAGAGCGCAGTCTCCGGTGCCGGGAAGTGGCTGGTGGATGCGGGCAGGAAGATCATCGAGGGCTTGATCAGCGGCATCAAGTCTTCGCTCGGCAAGCTCGGCTCGTTCCTGCGCGGCATCGGGAAGTTTGTGCGGGATCACAAGGGCCCCCCCGCTGAGGACGCGCGAATGCTGACCCCGGCAGGCATCCTGATCATGGATGGCTTGATGCGTGGCATCGAGTCGCGCAAGCGCGCGCTCGGGAAGCAGCTCGCGAGCGTGTCGGGGATGGTGTCCGGTGTTGGCGGGGATTTGTCGCTGGCTCCTGTTGGCGGCTTCGGTGGTCGCCCTGGCAGCGGTTCGGTGGGGTCGTCGTCGGCGTCGCATGAGGCTCTGGTGGCTGCGTTTGTGGACGCCCTGGACCGGATCGACTGGCGGATCAGGGGTCAAGACATCGTCGCAGTCTCGAACAACTTCAACCGGGTGCGTGGGCACAGGTGAGCGCCACTCCCGTCGTGCAGCTGCTTGTCGGCGTCGGCTACACCACCGACATCACGTCACTGCTGTCCATCAAACTGCCCGTGTCGGTGACCCGTGGCAGGTCGGATGAGTTTTCGGACGTGCAGCCCTCGGTGATGACCCTCACCCTGGACATTTCCACCACCACACCCCCGGCGAGTGTCGCGGTCGGTACGCCGATCAGGCTGCGGGTCACCGTCAACGGCGTCACGACCAATCGGTTCACTGGGGTCGTGGAGTCCACTCAGGTGACGTGGCCGAAGGGTGCTGAGGCTGCGTGTGTGGTGTCGGTGACTGCCGTAGATGCAATGGCGGCGCTGAATCGTCGCCATCTTGACTCCACTCTCCGCGAGACCACCCGCGCTGCATCCCCCGTCCTCTACTACCCGATGGCCGAGCCTGAGGGGTCGCTGTCGGTGGGCGACCTGTCGGGCAATGGGTGGCCGTCGATGACGTTGCAGCAGCGCGGCACTGGCGGCACATTCTCGCTCGGCTCGGGTACTGGCCCAGCGACCCAGCAGGGCGGGTCTGCGACGTTCGAGCGGGCCTCGGCGACTGCTGGCCCCTACTTGTCAGTGACTCTTTCTCGTGCTCTCCCGGTCGCTCCTGGCTCCTACACCCCCGGCAGCGTCTCGTGGGGTTTTGTGCTGTCGTTCGTGGTCGCCACGTCGACGGTGGCCGCGCAGACATTCGTGCAGCTGCGGAGGCCGGACACCGAGAAGCAGGACGGCGCACCACTACTCAGCGTCGGCTGTAACGCCTCGGGCATGCTCACTATCTCCTCGGCATTCAAGGCCGGGTTCACCAACACTGGTGTGTCGTCGATGATTGCTGACGGCCTGCCGCATCACATCTTGGTCACTGCGCTAGGTGTGATGATCGGCTTGACTGAGCAAGAGGTGTTTTCGGTCGGCGCCCTGGTGGATGGAGTGTGGGACCCGGGCACCTCCAGTAGCGGCGCTGTGATGACCGGCACCCAGTGGCCCGGAGTGACCCGAATCGACGTGGGCGGCAACACCCTCGCGCCGATGGCTGCCGCGTCAATCTCCGAACTCTGCTACGTGCCATCGCTGGACGTGACTCCGCCTGTGGCGGCACTCGCTCCCGCAGCCTCGACCGGATTCACCACCGACCGCACCGACCAGCGCATCGGGCGGTATCTCGATTGGCTCGGCATCACAGCTCGGTCTCTTGAGACCGGGGCGGTCACTGCGACCGCGCATCAGGACACCACTGACCTATCTCCTGTCGCCGCAATGAACGCGGTAGCTGCCACCGAGCGGGGCCTGGTGTTTGTTGACGCCAGCGGGCAGGTCACCTTCCATTCCCGCACTCACCGCTACGCCAGCCTTTGGTCCGCACTCCTCGATGCTGACGCCCTGGATGAGTCGCTGACCTTCACCACCGACACGCAGTCGTTGATCAACAAGGTGACGGTCTCGCGGCCCTTCGGCTCCACGGTCACCTTCTCCGATCCATCCAGCATCACCGCCTATGGCGAGTATCCGACCGAGGTCGAGCTGCTCATCAGCGGACAGCAGGCGCCCCCGACATCGGGGAGCATCCCGGTAGTCACCAATAGTGGCGCGCGAGAGGCGTTTGCCGCTGCCGCTTGGATGGTGAACACCAACTCGACACCGAGGCCGCGTGTCTCGACTGTCGGGGTTGACCTGCTCACCCAGACCCCGGCGATTGCGGCGCAGATGCAGGCCCTCGAACTCGGGTCGCTGATTGGCCTCATCGGGCTTCCGTCGCAAGCCCCGAGCGGTGCCCTGTCTCTCTTTGTCGAGGGCTGGACCGAGACCATCAGCCTCAGCGAATGGACGATGCAGCTCAACACGAGCCCCCATGACTCCCCGCTCTACCTCGACAACTCGGCCTACGGGGCCTTGGACTATTGGAGGCTCGTGTGAGCGTCAACAGCACCCCGGCCACGTGGACGCCTGGCGAGATTGTGTCGGCAGCCAAGATGAACACGGAGGTCCGCGACTTTGCTGCGGGCTTGCAGGCGACGTGGGACATCTATGTGCCGACCGTCACCGGGACCACGAACCCGTCGATTGGCAACGGTGTCCTAACGGGCCGGTACCTCCGCCTCGGCAAAACCATCATCTGCACCATCGTGATGCAGATGGGCTCCACGACCACCTACGGGTCGGGCACGTGGACGATCACCCTGCCGGTGGCGTCGGTGTGGGCGTCGCAAACCGATGTGTCGATGGGGTCCGCTCACCTGTTTGACACCTCCGCGACGGCTCGCAAGACCGGACAGGTTTTCAATGTGGGTCAGTCGACGGTCCGGATCGTCACCGACTCCGCGAACCTCGTCGGCACCGCTGTCCCGTGGACGTGGGCGACTGGTGACGTGCTGAGCCTCGACCTCGTCTATGAGGCCAATTAATGCCCCGCTCCCCCGAGGACCCGGCAACAGGCGGCATCCGCATCGCTGCCGAGTTGGCCACGATGGCGGCGGCTGCCGAGGTGGAGAAGCGGACCCGGATCCGGCTGCTGTGGATTCACGCGGTCGGGAAGGTCGGTATTGGGGCGCTGATGCTCACCACGGGCGGCCTGCACACGATGGAGCATTACGTGGGCGTGTGGACTCGTGGTGTGCTCGGCACGCTGGCCCTGGTCGGTGGCCTGGTGCTGGTCGCATCACTGCCGCGCTATCGGCGGCGGGGCGTGCGGTGCGGTCTGGTGCTCATCGGTGTCTGGGACATCGTGATGATTGCGGGCCTGATCGCCACCCTGCTGCTTGCTCCCCCAGTGTTTTCGTGGCCGTGGGAGGCCACTTCCGCCGAGATTCCCCGGCCCTACATCCTCGCCGTCTACACCGCCCTCAGCTCCATGGTCTGGGATGTCCACCTCCCCGCGTTGAGGCGGGTGCCATCGTGACCGCGCCGCTGATTGTGGACGCCGCATGGACCGCTATCGCTGCTATCGCGGTCGCGCTCATCTCCGGCCCTCTCGTGCTGGTGCTGCGGTCGCGCATGTCGAAGGTCGAGGAGACCCAGCAGGACGTTGGGGCCAAGCAGACCGAGCTGACCGGCGTCATCGTGGACCTTGCGGCTCGGGTGAAGACCCTTGAAGACGAGTCGGGCCGGATGAAGACGTGGATTCAGGCGGCGGTCCCGTGGATGCGTCGCGCACATCGCCGGCTGCTTGAACTCGATCCGACGTGGTCGGACGAGCCACCCGATGAGCCCAAGCTCTAACCCACCCCCGCTCCTCGTGACGGGGGTCTTTTCGTTTCACTCCCCCCGCTCATCAACCCGACCACTGGCCGGGGTTTTCTGCCTGCCCGGAAGGGGGCGTCATGCTGCCTGTCCTCGGTCGCCTGCTGCACAAGCCCAAAGGCGCGCTCTATGCCGCATGGGGTGGCGTGGAGGCTGTCCGCTACGCCGTCGCCCACCGTTTCGGGTCCATCGACATCGACGTGCATGTCTCCCGTGACGACATCCTGATGGCGGTCCACTGGCCGCGTGAATGGCTGCTCGACGGCAAGCCACTGGGCCCGATCCGCACCTACACTGCGTCGGAGCTGGCGCGGGCCGTGCCGAAGAACGGCGGGCCATGGCGGATTCAACCGGTCGCCACACTGCTTGCTGAGGGGCGCGACCGCATCGTCTTTTGCCTGGAAGCTAAGCCTGACGAGGCGCTGGAGCTGGCCAGCACGTGGGCGCGAGTCAAAGCCGACGCCGACCGCTACGGCTGCCGTGTCGTGGTGATGACGATTCAGCGGCAGGGCACGCACCCGATTGCGTGGGAGGCCGCAGCAGAGCGGCGACTCCGGGCAGCCAAGACTGCTGGTCTGCCGGTGATGGTGCTATCTCGCGCCTGGCTCGACCCCGCCAAGTGGGAGTTCGTGGACGCCTGGAAGGTCAACAAGCGCGCCGAACTCCGCTGGGGCAAGGACATGCCGCAGCGAATCCCCTACGTGGGTCCGGGCTCGCCGTTTGGTGCGTCCGCGCACCCCAAGACTCGCATTCCCGTCCTGGCCGCGCCCACCACCACCACTACCGCACCACCGGAGGTCACCATGCAGATCTGTCAGAACGGCTGGCCAGCGCTGGCCAGCGACTCCAAGCGCCTCCATACGTGGGTCGTCCCCACCAAGGAGGGCGACGTGAAACTGCGGCTCCGTGAAGGCTCCGGGGGCTTCCTCCTGGCCCACTTCGCCCTCTGGTACGCCGAAGTGATCGAGCCCCTGGTCGGCAAGATCCACGACGACTGGGGCTATGCACCCCGGAAAGTGCGCGGCTCGGCCACCTCAGTGTCCAACCACGCGGGCGGTCTGGCGATCGACCTCAACGCCACCCGGCACCCGCTCGGCAAAACCGGCACCTTCACGCCGAAGCAGTACGCGGCCATCGACAACCGCCTGGCTCTCTATGACGGGTGTCTACGGTCGGGCACCAACTATCGCCGCCGTCGCGACGACATGCACACCGAAATCGACAAGCCGCTGGCCGACTGTGAGCGCGTCGCCCGGAAGCTCATGGATTCTCCGCGCGGGAAGCGGATCCTCGCGGCCAACCCATCCCAGAAAGCGGTGATCCTGTCATGAGAACTCGCCGAGTCGACAAGTCTGCTGACGCCCGCTCTCGGGCCGTCCGAACGTTCTTGCAGGGCCTCGCCTATACGGTCGCGGCTGCCATTGTCATGGTGCTGCTGCCCGTCATCACCAACGCCCGCGGCTGGGCCGACCTGCAATGGGAGGTGATCGGGTTCTCACTCGTCCAGGCCGTGGGTATGGCGGTGATGTCGTGGCTGATGCGGACCTACTTGGACCGTGGCGACCCGACACCGCTACAAGAGCCCGAAGGTGACTGAACCCGTGGGCGAACTGCCCCGCGTCGTCCTCACCCCCGAGGCCCGCCGCAACGTCGACCGGCTCCTGACCGGGAGCGCTCTCATCCTGTCCCTACACGGCCTGGCTTTCGCTGCCGGCCGGATCTGGGACGCCCTCAAAGACCGGAGGCCCCACTCGTGACCACGACGAGGCTCTAAAGCTGATTGATTATTGCCTGTTCTCGCTCCGACAATCCCCATTCAATTGTTTCCTCGGCTGCACGAAGCTCGGCTGCACGAAGCTCGGCTGCACGAAGTTCAGCGGCCTTGCCCTCCGAAATGAGGAAGCCCGCGCCGAAGATCGTCTTTCCAACGCTCTTTTGCGCATCGAGTGCACGAATAAAGGCGCACTCGTGCTTTCTAACGGCGAAATCAACGCCAGACACCTTGCCCAAAAGCGCAGCACTGATTACCGTATATGGGTATTTGTATTTTGGTAGCTCCTTTGTCTTCTCTCGCGCCGCTTCCTTGCTCGCCTTCTCCACTGCCCGTTTTAGTTCGGGTGCCGTGCGGATAAACGATGCGTCTAAGCTTGTCACAAAGCTTGTGTTAACCTTTGCCCCGTTTTCGTAAATAACATTAGCGTTCGCCACTATGTATCGCTCACCACACTTACCGCCACCGCTGCTGAAAATGGTGAGGTGTGGAGCAAACAAGAAATAACCTATCTTGCGCTCCGCATAAAAAGCTTTGATTTTCGCCAAAATGGAAAACGGCGGGTTATCAATTACAACACACCCCTCCGGATATTCGAACTGCTCATAATCTCCACCCGGCCAAAACGGGCGCACAATCTCGCGGCCTGCTAAGTTATATTCCTTTGTTGCCCAATCCCTCACAGCCTCGTAAACTGCGTCAGGCGTGTAGCAGTCGTCTGTCGTCAGCTTTGAGTTAAACTTCTCCACAAAATCTTCATATTCTTGCCCCACAAATCCACCTCTTTTATAGACTTTAGGATATATACCCCCGCTCGGCCTCACGGCTTGGGCGGGGGCGGTTGTGCTTTTGGCCCTAACCCTGGTGCGGCGGCTCAGGCGGTTGCGGTCATGGCTCGAAGGCGACCCCGGCACTGATTCGCGGCATCGGAGGTGCGGGCGGGAGCGCGGGTGGGGTTGTCGTGAACGCCATTGCAGCGGCGCGAGCGGCGGCGTTCTGCGCGTCCGGCATGAGGTGACCGTAAGTGTCCACCGTGGTCTGAATGGATTCATGGCCCAGGCGCGCCTGCACGACATGGATCGGCACACCGGCCCCCAGCAGCCAAGATGCATGAGTATGTCGAGTGTCGTGAATGCGAGGCCGGGGGGCCAGGTGCTCAACCGCTGGGAGCCAGTAGCGCGACCAGAACGTCCGATGCGGCACGGCGTTGCCCCTCTTGCTCGTGAAAACAAGATCCCCGCGGCTCTTGCCTTCGCAGAGCATTGCCATCTCGTCAACAAGCTCGGCAGGCAGCACGACCGTACGGTTTGAGCGCTTCGTCTTAGTGGGGCCAACCCTCCGCTGGTTGTCTGGCGACCACTTCAATGCCCGCCGAATGCGAACATTGGGCAGAGACACGTCCCCCACGGTCAAAGCGACAGCCTCGCCCCATCTGCAGCCGGTGCCGACCAAAAACCGGAGCAAGGGGCGGTAGTGGGGGTCCATGCGAGCCTCGATTTCGGCATACTCGGCGGTGGTCAGCAGTCGCATCTCCTGGCGCGTCTCTTCCGAGCCTCGCGGCAAGCGGATTCCTTTGGCTGGGTTCTTCTTCAAATAACCCAGTTCGACGGCGCGATCGAGCACGCCCGCAAGCAGCCCCCGTTGATTCTGAAGTGACTTTGCCGAGTAGCGCTGGGCGAGAGCGTTCACGGCGCGTCGAATATCGTCTGGGCTCACGTGGTGGGCTTTGAGTGACCCAATCTCTTTGGACCAGGTGCGCGCCCATAGTCGCTCGTAGGTGAGGCGTGTTCCGTGCTCGATTCCGGTCAGTGTCTCGATGTGGTCTGCTGCCAAGGTGTCGAGAGTCGGCACGAGCGCCTGTTGCTCATCCTCATAGATCTTGTCGAGTGCACCCTGTGGCCCCAGGGCGTCGAGCCACTTCGCAAAGTCGACGGCCTCCGCGTGCGTCTTAAAGGTCTCGGAGGTCTGCTTGCCGCCGTGACGGAATCGGACCTTGTAGCGGCCTGTCGGCAAGCGTTCAGGCTTCCTCATAAGGCAAGCATAAGGGGCTGCTGTGTACGAATGTGTACCGAGCAGCCCCTTAGAGCCTGTTTCACGCGGTGCGCGAGAGGGGAGTTGAATTCCATTCGCGCACGCCGCTGAGCAGGCCATATAGCCTCTGACCTGCGCGTTTATGGTTATTGCTTTGCGTTGGGATGGATTGTTAGACCTTGATGTGTGTACCGGGTACACATGAGCACTTCACTGCCGCCAGCGTCTGATCAGCTCCCTCTCGGCTGGGTGCGCAATCTTCCACCGGAAGGTCAGACGAACTCCCAAGACGGAGGTTCTGCTTAACCTCACCGCGCCGGGTTGATCTTCTGAAGGCGTTGTCTCCCCGGCACTAGCGGAATGGAAGGCGAGAGAGCCGGCCTCCTGGCGTTGGCCCGCACAGACCTCGCCTGGCAGAACCAAAGAACCAGCGACACCCCCCGCTACCTCCGTGGCCGGGGGTGTCGCTGGCCTGGCTCTAGAGCCCCCCTCTGATCCCAAACTTTCCTCACCCTGTGCTTGGAAAGGAATACACCCCGGCCAAGGTTCGCCCTGACCGGGGTGTTGCCACCACCGAAGATGGCTCTACCCCATGAAGCGTTAGCGGCCCTCCATGACGGACCGGCTCTGTCGAGCTATTGGCTTAGAGGATATCAGCGGCGCATATCGGAACAGATTTACTACGGGGTGTGTCGTTGTCGGTGCCATAGGTCTCGGCAAGTGACTTCAAGTGATGTGGGACCGCCGCAGTAGGGATCAGTCCTACTAACCCGTCTTGGTCGAGCGCCTGCCCTGAATCCCGGCAGGTCTTGCAGTAGAACCACAGGATCGCGCTCGTTTCGTCCACGAAGTCGCGCTCTCCACCCAAGGTTCCGGAAGTTTCAACATCTCATGTATTGCGAACTGTTCCTGGGTGTGCTTATATGTGCACATGGCAAGCACACGTACCACCATCACCGTGCATGGTCCGGCGCTTCGTGAGCTCCGAGTTCGCGCAGGGATGCCGATTCAAGATCTAGCGGAAGCGTGCGGAGTCAAGCGCCCACATCTCACGAAGGTCGAACTAGGGCGCAACCGCAAGGTTTCACCCCGGCTCTTCAACGCTCTCCTTGATGCGCTGGGCATCAAAGACCGTCGCGTGCTCATGGCCGACCCGTACGCCGAGGACGTGGCGGCATGACGACCCTGACCACTCACGACCTGGCCGAGCGCTTCCGGTGCTCGCCTCGGAAAGTCCGCGAGGCGGCTCGCACCTACGGCATCGGGAGCAACTTCGGAGGCAGGGCTGGATTCCGCTTCAGCGAGGTGGACGCCGACCTGCTCTTCGATGCCATGCGCATCCCCACGCCCGTTGCTCGGCGACGCAAGAGGCGGACGGCATGACCGACGACCAGCTCTCTTTCGATCTCGCCGACCTCATCACCCCGCAGTACGCCCCCGAGGCCACCATCCAAGAGCGCTATTCGGCATGGATTGCAGCTAACCCGTGGGTGCTCGACGCGATGGAGCACCTGATCGGCGCGTGGCTCGCAGCGGGCCACAAGCGGGCCGGGGTTAAGCAGGCGTGGGAGGTCTTGCGGTGGCAGTACGGGCGGACGACCGGCGACACCTTCAAGGCCAACAACACCTGGACCTCGCGCGTGGCTCGCGACCTTTTGGCCCGTCATCCCGAGTGGTCTGAGTACATCGAGACCCGCGAGCTGAGGGCCGCATGACCCCCCAGACCC